GCAGGCCGGCACGGTCGACACCTTCCTGGGCTACGGGGTGACGCTCGTGCATGTGATGAACAGCACGCTCGGCTCCGACGTCAGCAAGGTGAAGGTGCTCTTCGGCAACATGGGCCTGTCGAGCATCTACGCCCGCCGCCGGGACTTCTCGGTGCGTCTCTACGATCAGGTGTACGCCACGACGGATCAGCTTCTCCTGCAAGGGACGATGCGATTCGACGTGAACCACCACAGCCTCGGATCGACCAGCGAGGTCGGCCCTGTGGTGGCCCTCAAGACCGCGGCCTCGTGATAACCAGGAGTATCTCACAGTGATCCACGCAGAAAACAGCAAGGTCGTCGTCTCGCTCCCCACCGGCGTGGTCGGTGCCACCGCGACGCAGACCCTGACCGTTGACCGCCTCGGCTACGACCACGTCAGCGTCGTGGCGATGCGGGCGTCGAACGCCTCGACGGTCTTCGCGACGGTCCTCAAGGTCGAGGAGTCGGACAACAACTCCGACTACACCGATGTCACCGCCTTCGTGGGCGGTGGCGCCGGAGGGTTCACGATCCCCGCCGTGTCCGACACCAACTCGGCCGCCGCGGTGAAGATGGACATCGACTGCAAGGCCAAGAAGCGATACCTGAAGGTCTCGATGACCCCAGGTGCCACCGCTGTCGTGAGCCTCGTGGCCCACGCCTCCCGTGCGGAGGTGTATCCGGCCTCGGCGACCGACGTCGGCGTCATCGGCTGGGTCAAGGGCTGATTCCCGTACAAGCGGGACGGCCACTGACCGGCCGGCAAAGGCGCATGGAGGCGCGCCCGCTCCTCACTAGGAGCATTCTCCATGCTGCTTCGTATCGGTAACGTGGAAGCCGAGGTGAAGGTCGCTGCTCTGATGAGCACGCCTCGCCTCGGCTTCACCGATAACTTCTTCTGCGTTTCGCAGGCGCTGGCGCCTCATCGCATCTCTCCCATCAAGTACACCGGCGCGTTCTGGGGGCAGTGCCTCCAGCGTTCGATGGAGACCGTCGTGGAAACGCACGACGTGATCCTCACGTTCGACTACGACACGATCTTCTCTGCCAAGACGATCGAGGCGCTCCTCGCGCTGCTCATGCACTCCGGCATGGACGCGATCGCTCCGCTCCAAACGAAGCGGGAGGCCAACGCGGTCATGTTCGCCTTGCCAGGCTCGACGCCGGAGGAGCAGACGAACGTCGGAGACGACTGGTTCAAGAAGCCGGTGCAGAAGGTGGCGACCGCCCACTTCGGCTGCACGTTTCTGCGCTGCGACGCCCTGAAGCGAACTCCGAAGCCGTGGTTCCTTGCCAAGGCCAACGAGGCCGGCGAATTCACGGGAGGCCACGTCGATGAGGACATCGCATTCTGGCGCGCCTGGGAGGCCGCGGGGAACACGCTGGGCGTGGCAACCCACGTCAGCGTCGGCCACGCCGAACTGATGATCACCTGGCCCAGCCGGCAGGTGGAGGGTGGCAAGGTGCAGCAGCACACCACCGAGTATTGGAACAGCGGCCAGCAGGCGCCCAAAGAGGCGTGGGGGTTTGTGGCATGAGGATTCGCGTCGTCAAGAACTTCGGCATCTACAAGGCGGGCCAGGAGTTCGACTGGTCCGACGGCATGGCGAGGGTTCTGGCCGCCCGCGGGCTCATCGAGCCGGTTGACGAGACGAAGAAGCCGGAGCCGCCGCAGGTCGAAGAGGCCGACGACGAGCCGCAGGTCGAGCAGGCGATTCAGCACACCCGCAGGAAGCGAAGATGAGCGTCACGATCGTCTACGGCGAGCCGAGGCTCCCGGCACTCGGCATCACGCCCTACCGCAGTCTCTACCAGTTGACGCCGCCGGCGCTCGAGCCGGTGTCGCTCTCGGAGGCGAAGGCTCAGTGCCGCGTCGACGACGACGCCTCCGACGCCCTCATCCAGACCTACATCACGGCGGCCCGCCAGTATTGCGAGGACATCCTCGACATCTCGATGATCACGCAGGTCTGGCAGGCCAGGTACGACACGTTCCCGCTGTGGGAGATCATCCTGCCCCGGCCGCCGATGCAGTCTGGAACGGTGACGGTCACCTACCGCGACGAGGCCGGCAACTCCAACGTGATCACGAGTGCCGCCAGCGCCTTTCAGGTCGACCACTACGTGACGCCCGGCCGCATCTACCCGCTCTACAACGGCGTCTGGCCGGCGGTTCGAGGCGACGAGAACAGCGTGATCGTGCAGTGGACGGCCGGCTACGGCGACGACGGCTCGGCGATCAACCCGGTTCTCAAGCACGCGATCCTGCTTCTGGTCGCCCACTGGTTCGAGATGAGGCAGCCCGTGGTCGCCGGCTACTCGCAGGTGCTGCCGGTCCCGCAGACGTTCGAGACGGTTCTGGCGGCCTCTGGCTGGGCGGGATACCGATGAGCATCGTGGGGCAGGTACAAGCCGCGATCGACGCCCGCCAGACGACTGTGTCTGGGCTGTCGACGGGCCTGACCGTCTACCCCATCGACCTGTCGGTGTCCGTCGGCGACTGCGAGGTGGCGTGGTCGGAGCGACGAACGATCGGCGAACTGGGCTACGACGAGGTCGACTTCGCGACGATCGGCGTCGACGTCGTGAAGCTCTTGTGCGTGAAGAATCTATCGGCAGACACGCAGATCGCGCTGACCGCAGGCTGGAACGGTTCTCAATTCGCGAACTTCAGGCGCGACACGACCGCGTGGAACTTCTCGCCGATGATCAACCTTGGAAACCTGACACTGCGTGGATACCCGATCCGAGAGTCCGGCTCCCTGCTCCTGTCCTGCCCGAACTCCGACGGCTTCGGCACCACGGCCGGCGGATCAATCCTGCGGATCGGCGGGACGCCGGGGAAGACCTACGAAATCTACGTGCTGGGGACGTGACCGATGGCTTTTTCTGCTCAGATTACGCTGTCTCTACTCGCTCACGAGTCCGAGGTCGGCGACATCTCGACGGCCCTCCGCGTCACGCCGGCATCCTACGCCGTCGCGATGACCGACGGCTCGGCTGCCAACCAGGCACAGGTCGCCTGGAGCGACAACCGCACGCTGTCGTCATCCTCGGAGACGCTGGCGCTTTCGGCGCTGCCTGACGTCCGCTCAGGCGCGACGGTGACCGTGACGATCACCGCCGTGAAGGCGTACTACGTCCGCAACCGCGGCGCCTCAAGCCTCGCCTTCGCGGGGGCTCCGTTCCCGGCCGCCGGCCTGACGGTGGCCGCCGGTGCCGTGGCGATGCAGTCTGACCAGTCCGCCGCAGGAATGGCTGCCTCGGGCGTGACGGTGACCGGCACCTCCGGCGGCTCCTACGACATCGTGCTCTTCGGCGAGGGCAGCGTGTCGTGATCGACATCGGTAAATACAACGAGCGGGTGACGATCCTGTCACCGACGGAGACCAGGAGTTTCTCCGGCGAGTCGACGTTCTCGTGGGACACGACACTGGCGACCGTCTGGGCTCAGGTCGACGGTCTCTCCAGCCGGGACATCCTCCAGGCCCAGCAGGCCAACGTGATCGCGACCCACCGCGTCCGCATCCGCTACCGGGAGGATGTCACGCATCTCCACCGCGTGGTGTGGCGAGGGAGGACAATGGAGTTGGCGAGCGTGACGGAGCGAGGCAATCGCTCCTACCTCGAGATGCTCGCCAGGGAGGTGCAGTAATGGCCGTTCAGATTGATGCCACGACGCCAAGAATTCTGCCCCGCGGCGGCACGGCCCGCGAGGCGCTCGAGGCATTTGTGTCTGTTCGGCTCGACGGCATCGACGACCTTCGCAAGCAGCTTGAGGACGCTGCGTTTAAGGCTCTTAGAGACCCCAACCAGTACCTGCAAAAGGCAGTCATTGATGGGTCTCGGCCAATTGCTCAGTCGTACAGAAACAAGGTCGGTAACGTCACCGGAAATTTGAGGGCCAGCGTAAGAACCCGCCGCGGCAAAAAGAAGTATGACGGCGTCTTCATCGCCGTGACCGGGCCGGCGCATCGCGCCACCGGACGCAATTGGTCCGTTGAGGACGGGTCTGGCGGAGCGTCGAACCACGCTTGGTTGGTCGAGTTCGGAACGGGCCGGCGTCGACCGTCAACACAAAACCGCCGCACCTACGTGAGGGTTCACGAGCGGATCAACGGCCGATTTCGCAGGGTCAGCAACAACATCTTCAACAATGAGCAGTTTGAGCGGATGGGCCGTGGGTATTACTTCCTTATGGGAAGCATCAACGAGCCGTCCCGCCAGGCCCGCCGAGGCAGTGGATACCCGCACGACTTCGTCCCTGACGGCCAGGGGGGAACCAGGCCATACGCCATCCAGCCCGGCGAGACCTACGGCGCCATGCGAGCCCAGCACCCGATGGAGCGAGCGATCGGCGACAGCCGCTCCGCCGTCCTGTCTGCGGTGAGGGCGTCCCTGACGCGATTCATCAACGAACTGAGCGAGTGATGCTCCTCCAGCCAGAAAAGCACATCTACCAGGCGCTCCTATCGAACCCGGCGGTGGCCCGGCGGGTGGGATTCCGCATCTACGCGGTGGCGGTGCCGAAGACCGACTTTCCGTTTCTGGTCTACAAGCGCGCAAATGTCGCCAGAGAGGGGACGCTCGGGTCGCCGATTTACCTGCCGATGGTCAGCATTCAGGTGGCCTCCTGGGCGCTGACGCACGACGCCGCCAGGGAGTTGGCGGACGACGTTCGCTTGGCTCTGGATCACCGCACCGGCACGCTGGCCGGGGTTACAATTGAAGATATGAGGCTAGTGTCCGAGACGGACGACTTCCTCGACCCGACCACCGTCGGAGCCCAGTTGCCGCCGGCCTACGAGGTCCGGCAGTTGTGGCAATGCCGGTGGCAAGAATCGCAAATCTAGGCGGCAGTAAAAGACAACCGGGGCGCAAGGAGGCGCGGCAATGGCAGGTGTTTCCGCACAGGGACTGACGTTTACGTTCGGCGGCACGGCGCTGACCGTGACGAGCGTGCAGGTCAATGACACCCAAGACCTCATCGACGGCAGCCACCTTGGTATCGCAGCGAACGGGCGGCGGGAGTATGTCGGCGGCTTCGCCACCGACCGTGAGGTGCAGGTCGACTACATCTCGACCACGATTCTCACGGCTGGATCGTCCGGCGCTCTGTCGATC